CCTATTAAACTGCTCCATTTCTTTTTTTATTTGCTTCAATACACCACGTTGTCGCTTCAATATATTTTCAATGATAGCTGTATTATATTCATTATGAATGAACAATTTTGGCACTAATTTGCCATAAAAACCGTTACCTTCTTCTGTCCCTGAAATTACAGTACCAATTGGAATATCCTGATGATAATATAATAAATCTCTTACTAAAAACGATTTACCAGTATCACGACGACCAATTAAAACTATTACAGGTCCTTTTGACTCATTAGGTTTAAAACTAATACTTTTCATATCAAACCTTTTTAATTCCAAATTCATTATAATTATTATACTAAATAAAAACATTTTATTTACGCAATTTTTTTTCTCAATTGTTTAGCAAATTTATAATTTATAATTTTATTAAATAATTGATAAAATAATTAGTTAAATATTTATTTAATTTATATTTTATTTAGCTAATGACTATTTCGGTTAACTACCAAAAACGCAAAAATACCGCTCTTTTTAACAAGTTCCTAACTAACAAAAATATTAATTTATCTGATGTTCAAAATTACATTCCCATTTATGAAAGATTTTTTTCATTAAATGATTATAATTTTAACTCTATTAACTTAAATCATAAATGGTCTATATCTGATATTAAGGATATTAAACATAATACTGAACATCAACATGTTTTTTTATCCAAATTAAAAAATATTGATGATGAACATGACATGATTCATAGTCAGAAAATTTTTATTAAAATGGCTCCACTTTTGGATCCTTTTAAATATTTAGTTGGCAAATATAATTATTTAGATACGCAGTTATTTAATTTACCATCTTTTGATAAAAATATTACTGTTCATAGCAAAATATCTGACCCCAATAATTCTTCATATATTGATGGATTTTTTTCATTTTTAACTAATCAATTATTACATGAACATAATTTTATTCATGGAGTTGAATATTATGGATCATTCTTAGCTATTAAAAATGATTATAAACTTAATATTATTGATGATTTAGATTTTCTTATACAATCTGATTTTTTTGTAAAACAACAAAATGTATTATTCAATATTGACGATTATTCTCATCTTATTACTAATAAAGAAACTAAAAAATTACAACCATTAAACATATCTAATAGTTTAAAATCAAACTCATCTGCTTTATCTTTAAAATCTATTGATGAAAATATTTTTAATAATATCTTTCAAAATTCACATATTTCATTAAATGATATCAAAACAATGGGTGTTGAATTAATTGATATCACTAATTCTAATGATTTTGAAATTTCTTCCATTAAAGACAAAAAATCTGAAACTCTTAAATCTGGTTCTACTTGTTCCTCTAGAACATCCTATACTAACGATAATGATAAAAAAAATTATAATTCCGATAAATCTGATAATAATTCAAATATTAATGACGATGTTGAAGACGATGACAGTGATAATGATAACTATGATTTCAGTCATGACGATACTGAAGAAGAATCTCTATTTGCTACCTTTCCAAAATTCCCAGTTCAAGTAATATGTATGGAACATTGTGATAATACTTTTGATAATTTAATTATTAACGGTAATTTATCCGATGATGAATGGTTTTCTGCTTTAATGCAAATTATTATGATTCTTATAACTTATCAAAAAGTATTTTCTTTTACGCACAACGATTTACACACAAATAATATCATGTATATACCTACTAATAAAAAATTTTTATACTATACTTATAAAAAGAAAACATATAAAGTACCCACATTTGGCAAATTATATAAAATCATAGATTTTGGACGTGCTATTTATAAATTCAATGGTAAACTTTTTTGTAGTGATAGCTTTCAAACTGGTGGTGATGCTGCGACACAATATAATACTGAACCTTATTATAATGAGAAAAAACCTAGATTAGAACCTAATTTCAGTTTTGATTTATGTAGATTAGCTTGTTCTATTTTTGATTATGTTGTTGATGATTTTGATATGATTAAAAATATTGATGAATGTTCTCCAATTATTAAACTTATTGTTGAATGGTGTATTGACGATAATGGTATTAACGTTTTATATAAAAATAATGGATCAGAACGTTATCCGGACTTTAAATTATACAAAATGATTGCTCGTTATGTTCATAATCATACTCCTTTAGCACAACTAGAACGCAAAGAATTTAGTAAATTTATTGTATCTAATAAGAATAATATACAAAATGAACAAATTATTAATATTGATGAATTACCATGTTATTGTTAAAATATTCTATTAATTTAAATATTAAAATAATATTATTCATATATTATATATTATTTTAATGAATGATTTTGGATTTATTATTACACGCCACGTCAATTCAGCAAAAACCAATAGATATTGGAATCAATGTGTAAAACTTATTAGGACTTTTTATCCTTTTAAACAAATTGTTATTATTGATGATAATAGTAACAAAAATTTTGTTAAAGCACAATTTCCATATAAAAATTTAACTATAATTAATTCTGAATATCCTGGTAGAGGAGAAATTCTTCCATATATTTATTTATTAAAATATAAATGGTTTCCTAGTGCGGTTATTATTCATGATAGTTGTTTTATTCATAGAAGAGTGCCTTTTGAAACTTTTAATATGCCTGTTATGCCATTTTGGCATCATATTTATGATAAAGAAAACTCAGGTAATTCAATTCGTATTTCTTCTTGTTTAAATAATAATAATGAACTTATTAGAAAATTAAAAGGAAATGATATTAATATTCTTGGATTAAATAAAGTAAATAAAGAGAGTTCTTTTAATTTAGTATTTGGAACACAATGCTATATAAAATTATCATTCTTAGAATCATTACAAAATAAATATAATATTACTAATTTAGTAAATGTAATTCACAATAGATCTGACCGTTGTTGTTTAGAACGTATTATGGGAGTGTTATTTACTCAAGAATATCCACAATTAAACAAAATCAGTTCGCTTTTTGGTGATATTTTATCTAAAAATAAATCATTTGATTATACTTATGAACAATACAATGAAGATCTAAAAAATAAAAGAGTTATTTATCCATTTGTAAAAGTATGGACAGGTCGTTAAAATGGGGGATTATCTGTAAATGCTATAGGTATTACCGGCGCCACTGTTTCATGAATCATTGGATTTAATTGATCTACTACAAATTTACCAGTTACTACACTTAAATACACTAATAATGTATCTCTTATTAAGTATTTCAATGGCTTTGGCTCTTTATCTATATATCTCATTTCTAAAAACTTTGCTATTAAAAAAATTATAGATATTATTCCTGCTATTAAAAATATATTATCCATAGTAAAATATATTTTTAAATTTCTTATTTATTATTAACGCATTTATCAGAAAACTACGTTTTCCGAACCTTTCCTATTAAATATCGGAAAACTACGTTTATTAAAAGTCACTTGCTGCTTGCCGAACCTTTCCTATTAAATATCGGAAAACTACGTTTATTAAAAGTCACTTGCTGCTTGCCGAACCTTTCCTATTAAATATCGGAAAACTACGTTAATTAAAAGTCACCTTCTGCTTGCCTAGTTTTTTCCTTAAAAATTGTTTATAAGTGCCTACCAATTTATTCTAAAATGAGGCGTGCGGTGGCAAATTATGCTAAAACTTCTATATCTTCTAACAATAAATCGTTATCTAATTTTATTTCTGGAGGATTTATTACATGAACATCTAAACCATCTAATGATACCTCTTCATTTGATATATTTAATTTTTCTTCTTCCTCGGCTTCTTCCATCTTTCTTGCTAAACTTCTCAATGTACTAATTTCTTCAAGGCGTTCAATTGTTTTAGGAGCATTTACCATTTCTTCTTCACCGTTTTTACTTAAAACTGTATCTACATCATTAAACTTTAAACTAACATTTTCATTTTTACCTTCAAAAATAGCTTCCGATACCGTTTTAGCTACTGGATTTGGATTGTCTATTATTTGTTCTTTTATTTCTTCAACAATATCTTCTTCAACTGTTTCATCCATATAAGCTCTTAAAATACTTTCTACAGGAATACTTTCCCTAACAGCATTTAATATACATTCTTGAACTATTATTTCTAGTTCTCTATTATGTTTTTGAACTTGTAATGGTGATATATTTAATTCAAATAGATAAACATTTTTATATATTTTTCTAGCAACATTTATGTATGCTTTATGAATAAAATCATCCAACTTTGGAATATTTATATCTATTTTTTTCTGTTTTTGACCTACACGCATAGCTGTTAAGATCTTTAATTGAACTATATGAATACATGTTACTAATTCTTCTAAATATGAACAATTACTTCTATCAACAATTCTTTTACGTTCTGTTTCAATTATTGTCGCATTCCATTTTGGAATTCTTGTAATAAAGTTTTGAAATGTCATTAAATATTTATCTACTTCTCCGTTTTCTTTACAAAGTTTATATGATTCATCAAAAATTGATTTAAATCCTTCAATTAATAAAGGCGTTAATATTGTTAATAATCTTGCGCCCCACTCATTCTTTGATTCATGTAATGAACTAACATTGAAATCATCCATAATGTATTTATTTGATGTTTAATTTTTATATTTTAAACTTATTTCTAAAATTTTAAAATTTTATATGTTTTTTTATCGTAACAATTATTTTTTCTGTAGTGTTAGCATAAATCATCAGATATTTTGTTAGTTTATTTTGGTAGTATTTTTCAGTAACAAATTTTTTCCAAAAAGTAAAAAGGAAAATGGATTTTGGACATTTTAAAAATGTCCATTTTCGGATTTCCCAAAAAAGTCTTGAAAAAGACTCTCTGAAAACGGATTTGTGACGAAAATGCTCTAAATTTTGAAAAAAGTGGAAAAAATGTGTTACGATATTTTTTTTCTCATTTTTTTAAAAAAGTACTTAAAAATATTTTATTTTGCTACTTTAGGAAATAAATGGAAAACTTAGGAAATAGCAAAACTAAGAAGATTTATGAGTGCGATTTTTGTTACTATATTACGTCACGAAAATCAAATTATGATAAACATTTAGCAACTGATAAACATAATATTTCCAAAAGTAGCAAATCGGAAATAGCAAAAGTAGCAAATTATGAGAATAATGAATACAAATGTCAGCACTGCAAACAAATGTATAAGACCAATAGTGGTTTATGGAAACATATTAAAAAATGTGAAGTGTTAAATAAAACAAAAATGATTATTGATGTTATAAAAGATGACAAAAATGTTCAAGAATATTTAATGGAACAAAATAAATTACTTATTGAACAACTTTCACAACAAAATAAACAACTTATGGAACAAAATACCAAATTATTTGAAATTGCCCAAACTAACAATGGTAATTCTGGAACAATTAATAATACTATAAATAATAACAAATTTAACATTAATGTATTTTTAAATGAAACCTGTAAAGACGCAATTAATCTAACAGATTTTGTGAATCAAATTCAATTATCTATTACTGATCTTGAAGAAACTGGCAAATTAGGTTATGCGGAAGGTATTAGCAAAATTTTTATTAAAAATTTAAATGATATAGATCTACCTCAAAGACCAATACATTGTAGTGATTCAAAAAGAGATGTTTTGTATATTAAAGATGATAATCAATGGATTAAGGATAATGATACTAAAGATAAACTAACAAATGCTATAAAAATCGTTGCTAATAAAAATATTAAACAAATTCCCGAATGGCAAAAAGCAAATCCAGAATATAATAATCCAGAATCTAAACAAAATGATAAATATATGAAAATGATATGCGAAGTTATGTCTGGTTCAACTAAGGAAGAACAACAAAAAAACTATAATAAAATTATTAAGAATATTTCCAAAGAAGTTGTTATTGATAAAACGACTATATAATCTTAAAGCAATATATTGTGAAATATTAATCAAAATATATTACATTTTACATAAATGATATGTTTTCCAATTGAGTTTCTTTATCTAAAAAAGTAAAATTTATAACAAACATCATCAATAATTTTTCATTTCTAAATTCTTTCCTTACTTTGTTAAATGCTATTAACAATTCATACTTTTTTTCATCTGATAAAGATATTGTTCCATCTTCTATTAAATTTATTATATCTAACGCATTATATGCTTTTTCATATAATTTTATAATAAATTCCTCAATCGCTATTTCAGTCATTTTTTCTTCATCCAAAATTGATTTTTTTATTTCCTTTTTTAACCAATCATAACGTTGATTTTTCACACTAGATAATTTAAATGATTCTTCTAAATTATATTTATATAGATTTATTTGTTTTCCTTTGTATTCAGGCTCCGATATATATATTTCACAAAATCTTGATAGAATTGGTTTTAATAACTTATATTTATCTTCAACAATTATAAAAAATCTTGTATTGTGACTAAATAATTCTATACATCTTCTTAAAGCTGATTGAGCATCCATTGTTAGTTTATCTCCATTTAATAATATTATACTTTTGAAAGTATCTCCACCATTTGAATTTATATGTGTTTTCGCAAAAAACTTTAATTCTTCTCTAATAAATTTTATACCTTTTCCATGCGCGCAATTAACATACATTACAAAATTCTTTATTTTTTCTTTGTTACCTTGATAAATTAATGAAATGAATTCATTCACTATTGTACTTTTACCTGAACCACTTGGACCATTAAAAATTATATTTGGAATTTTTTTTATATTGTGAAAGTATTTAAGTTTTTCTTTTATATTTTCATGAATATTTATTGTCATTTTAAAACGGTTTACTAATATTAAAATAGTGTTTTTATATTTTAATATTACGTATTTATTATTTTTGAAAATGATATTATAATTTAATTTATTATATTATTAAATTATTTACAGAAATAAATTTGTTATGGTTTAAACAGAATTTGTTAAACTATGTGTATATGGATTTTCTTTAAAAGCATTTAACAAATCTGGAGAAATACGATCACAACCAATACAATTATCATAATATTGAGGCATATTAGCTTTTCCATAGGTTTGAACTGATGGTCCATTTTGAATTACTGATTGGGGTGCCCATAATCTATTATTTTCACGATCTGAATCTAATTTTGATAATGTTACATTAATATAAGGGTTAAATTGATTAGTATTACCTTGATTAGTCCTACCAGCAATACTTTTCTCTTTAGCTTCACTATTAGTTTGTCTGTAAACTGAATCATATTGTCTATTTCCATATTTTGATGAAACGCCCATAACTTGAGAGCAATTTGTAGTATCACGTTGGTTTGCTATTGGTTGTTGATCATTCACCAAATAAGCAGCATTATCTGTTTGATTACCAATATATCCATTTGGCTTATACAAAGTTGTTTCTTTTATCGTTGTTGTAGGAACATCACCTTGGTTTACTACATAATTTCCTGGAACTTCGCCACCTAAATTACCAAAAATACGCATATTACAACTATATTCCTCTTTTCTTGATGGTTTCAAAATATCCATAACTGGAGCAATAGCAGCTCCTATAGCTCTAGAAAATCCCGAACCAAAGGTTTGTGGTTGTAAATTAATTGCTCTATTATTAGCATAATTTGTATGACTATTTAATTGTTGATCTTTATCATTATGGGGACCAGCTCCTGAGGCATTAGAATGTCCTACATCAAAACCTTCTAATTGATGTTTTTTTGGTTCTTCGTATTTCTTTGGAACATAACTAGCTGTCTTTAATATAGCATTTGGCGTTCCGTGTTGAAATGTTGTTGTTTCATTTCTATTTGATGTTTTCTGGATTTCTTCAGCTACCATTCTTCCAGCCTTTTCTGCTCCTGTTGTTGTTAACCAACGGTCTTGTGTATTAATAAAAAATGTATCTGGTCTATATTTTTCTACTCTACCTTCTATACCTACATTTTTTATAACTGATTGCGCTGGTCCTTGTAAATCTGCTAAACTATATTCTTGTTTTGGATTTGTTGTAATACGTAATTCATCAACTGTTTTTGGTAACCATTTATCGCGGGCTTCCATACCAGCATTGAAACCATGACTTCCTGCTGCGGTATAACCTTTATCTAAACCAGGTCCTACCATAACAGATTCAAATGGTTTTACCTTATTATTACGATTTACTGGATTTTGTCTTGATTGAAAAAAATCACTCATATCTGGCATACCATAAGCCCATTGTACATTTTCCTCTGGTTTAAATAGCGGTGCTTGTTCTATTTTCTTAATTGTTTGTGATCCATTTCCCACATAATTATCTAAAATTGTTTCAGCATTATTATTATTATACACTTGACCAAATGGTTTACTGCTAGTGAATGGCACCATATTGTTATGCATAAATTCTTTTGATGATAAATAATCGCCTGTTAATGAATAAATTTGCTGAATATTATTACTAATAGGAACACCAGCACGTTGTTTTTCTTCATAAACATTTTGGTTAAAATACTTATCTGTTGCTACATTTGGATTTGGATATTCCTGAATATTATCAACTAATTCTTTATTATTCATTATTGGATAATTTTGTGGAGGAACATTGGTGTTTGGTAAATAATTTGATAATTGGGATTCTGTATTTTTTGTACCTAGATTTGTTCTTATTCCCATATTATTGAAATTTTCCTTTTTTCCTTTTTTGTTATTGTTTTTTACATCGTTGGAAGAGTTGTTTTTATTTTGATTTGAAATAACATACATTCCTCCTAATGCTACTAATGGTATAGCTATTTCCATATTATATATATACATATACTTTTTTTACTTTTATAACAAAGTAAAAAAATAAAAGATTAATTATTTTTTAGACAACTATATTACTAAAATATTTATAATTCTTCTTATATTGGCATTTTTAAACTCTTTCACAATCATTTGTTACAGAACATGTGGTTCTTCCTGCTACATAAGTTCCTTTTTGAATTTGTACTGGTACTGTATAAGTTTGATCATTTGGTGGCACACAATCAAATTCTCTTTGGAAACTATCTTTTTCTAAAATTCTTGTACTTGCGTAACTTTGAAAAGGCATCTCTGTATGTGCTTGAGGATTATTTGGTAAAATATATGCGTGATTTTGTGTTAAATCTCTTGCGGTCCAAGCTGGCATTATTGATCTGCTTTGCTCTGTTGTTAAAAATTGATCACATATAGGGTAATCTATTGGAGAAGCGTGTACTGTTTGTCTTTTATACTTTTCTTTGTTTAAACAATCTCTACTTAATTGTCTATCTATTCCTAAAAGTGAACTTTGAATGTCTGTACAATGCGTCCACAAATTACCTCCCCATTTTTGAGGAATAATTTGAGGATCTAGCATGAAACATGGCTTCTCGCCATTACCAGGAACATCTAGATACCATCTTTCTTGATCAGTTTGTTGTTGAAGTTGTTTTGTAATTCTTGCCGGATCATCATGAAATCTTGTAAATGCCATTATATATATACCTTTAGAAAAGGTATAACCAAAAAAACTAAAAAGCAAAAATATATTTAAAATAAATCTATTTGGCAACTTAAGTCTGCTGCTACATTATTATTATTACCAGTGTATTCTATTATTTAATTCACAGCATCTTCTAGCTCCTAAATATTTAGAATAATTACCATACATTATTTATTATATATAAATAAATAATTTATACTTTTTAACTATTAAATATTTTATAAACTAATTAATGTGACTGATATTGTAAAAGGAAGCTGACTTCCTGAATATATATTTGATGAATGATAAACATTTACAACATAATCAGTTGATAATCCAAGTGTAATAATATCATTTCCTGAGGCAGCAGTATGAGTTCCATTTGTATGTAAGTAAAATGGATTAGATTTATTATGAATAATTGTCTGATATTCTGTTATACCATCATAAAAAGTAATACAAAAATTATTTGTACTATCTGAAAAATTAGGTACTGATATAGACCATGTTACATGCCAAGTTGCTCCTGATCCTGGTAAAGTTTGAAAAGCAAATGAATATGCTGGGCTAGAAAAATCATTAGTTAAAGTAAGAACATCTTCTGTCACTTTATTAACAGCATAACCCTGGCCTGGAGCCCCAACAGGTCCTATAGGACCCGCAACACCAGCTCCGACTCCTGGAGCTCCTTGGGGGCCAGTAGCCCCAGTAGCACCTACACAGCAAGCACCTTGTGCTCCTTGGGCACCCTGTGGACCCGTAGAGCCCTGAATACCTTTAGGTCCAATAGCTCCTTGAGGACCTATTAATCCAATAGGACCAGGTATTAAATTAAAATTTTTGCTACATAAGTTTCTATTAAGTAAATACGATTTATAATCAAAATTGGACATTAATATATATAAACAATATTTTTTTATTTAAGATATAGGAATCAATGTTATGCTAAAATTAATTATCTGATTGGAAATATCAATAGTGTTTCCAGATGTTGTCCATTGTATTAATTCAATGGTATAAGTAGTATTAGTTAAATTAATTAGGTCATTACCAATTCCATACAAGTTATTTCCATTAGTATTTAAAACATAGGGAGT